TGAACCAATGCCCTCCAAAGCGGTTTGGTCGATGCCCTTCATCGAACCGCTGCCGAATTTACCTACGGGTTGGCCATTCGCAAGTATGGTTGTTTCCATGTGGGTAAATGTAACCCGTGCTGGAATGTGTCTATCTGCGCCTCGCTCGCTCCGCCTCCATCCTCTCTGCTTCCAAGATGTCGTGAATCAGGAGCGCATAGTTCAAGAACTCCACCGCCTTCATCGCAAAGATGGCATCGAATTTCAGCACGTCCTTGTTTGCCATCCTCCACACGACCATGAGCCAACCGTACCCGGCAAGAGGGCTTACGTCAACTCCCCTGCCGTCTTCATCAGGTGCTTGGAATAGTCGCTCAAAACTTTCAAGTAGGACTCTGAACTTAGCAAAAAAAAACTGACAACCCCCCAAACATCGCCCACCTTGGCGTGCTTCTTCATCAGTTCGGCTCGCTCCGCATGGGCAGCCCCGTCGTACTTTTTCGGGAAGAATCCGAATAGACCGCCTTCCCGGCATAGAGTAGCCATGATTCGGTGGAGGTTTTGGAGCAGTTGTTTCTCGTCCGTCGTGTTTGCGTCCATTAACTCTATCAACTGCCCAGCCGTGAGTTCATCCGTGAACACCGTCGGGATCCACCACTTGCCCCCGGCTTTGAACTTTCGCTTGTATCCCAACGCAGGCAATGCGTTCCACTCGCTGATAATGGCCTTGTAACGCTTTAGGACGCTCTTGGCGGGCATTTCTCTCACGAACGATATATCGACCCCCTCAACGATTGCGACGACTCCTGCCCGCTTGTCGTAGTCCCCAAGGACGCTTGAGAACTCAATGGCCCCGATGCGTTGGAACTGGTCGATGGTCAGGTCTTGGAGTTTCATAGTTTCAGGAAGGTTTTGTAGGACGATGCCGACGATGCCGATGCAAGGTACTGGCTGAACTCCTTATCAGCCTTGCGTTCTTTCTCCGAGTAATACCATGGAATGTGCCTCGCTGACTCAAGCAACGAAACCCCACCGATGAAGTACTCCTGCCGATTGTAAACGGCAAAGGTCGTGTCGATAGGAACGTCAACTCTCGCTGCCATGATGACCCGTGAGTTACGCTGACGGGTCGCCTCGTAGTTGTTCACATGGGTATAGTACGACGACCTTGGAGGCACGTCATCCCATCGGAGCGACAGGCCGACCTTGCCTGCTTGGGGGAATTGTTGCAGCCACTCCAAGCACATAGGAATCGTCCGCTTGCTGGTCTTGTAAAGGTCAAGGTCCGGGTCCGTAACCGCATAGAACGGCTCTCCCAGTTGTTGCACCAATCCCGAAGTCCATGGGGCTTGATGGCCCAAATTTTCGTCAAGCATCACGACCTTGCAAGGGTTGGTGGCGTACCACTCCAGCAAAGGTTCGTAGGTTGAACCGTTGTCCACGATGTAGATGTCCCCAATCCCCTCCCACTTGCTCAAGTCCCTGACCATCGCCTTGGGCCACGTCAGCAGGTTGCGGTTGTTGATGATGACGGGGATGCCCATGGTTAGAACTTGTAAACGGCAATAAGGTCATCGTATCGGCCCGATTCACTAAGGTCTATGGCCTCAAAGATTGAATTGCTCGGTGCTACGGCTGACAGGTTCACGAACCAATCCTTGCTCTGCACATCTTCAATCATTAAGACACCGCCTTGGTTCATCAATGGAGAATACAGGCTGACGACCTGCAACATGGAGTCTAAGGTGTGCGGGCCGTCGTCCAGCAGAAAGTCGATGCCGTTCTTAAAATAGTCCCTTGCGACTTGCACGGATTCGGGGGTGTAGGCCGATGCGATGTGAAGCCTTGAACGAGTCCAGTCAATGTGCTTGTCAGCCTTTGGTTTGACTTGGTTGGCAATATCGTAGAACAGGAACTTGGCCTTGGGCAGATACTTGCACCACATAGCCATGGACCCTCCGTGCCAAACCCCTATCTCCACGAAGTTGATGGAGTCGGCTCGCATTTCAGCCAAGTACTTGGCATAGGTGCTTGTGTAGTTGTGGCCGTTGGCCTTGTCGGTTCCTCCCTGCCAGTCAGCACCATTGAGGTCTAACTTGTCAAGGATGGCAATCAGTTCTTTGTCTTTCATGGTTAAAATGTGATTACAAACTTTTCGGGACCCGGCCATCCGGGGTTGGTATCGTGAACCTTCGTATCGGGCTTCTTTCCAATCCAATGTTCGGCCTGCCAGCGGTGGTCCCGTACAGGCTCACCCAGTTCCTTGATGTGGCTTGACTTGGCCCACCAATAGGTTCCACCGAAGTATGGGTAGCCGTCGGGGTTGTTGTGGTCCGCCATGTGAGGGAATTGCTCCTTGGTAATCCAATGGCATCCGACTGCATCCACGCCTTCCAGCAGTTGCAGGCAGCGTTCCCAAGCCACAACGTTGAAGAAGGTCATAGACCTGTTCCAAAGTTGGTTGATGAGGGACGGGTCGCTTGCCCCCTTCGTGTGGGCGTACAGGTACACGGCTTCCTCTTCCTGCGAGGCCCTATACATCTCGGTCAGCGTCGCCTGCTCCCAAGCGTTGGTCCGGGTAACCACGACCTTGACCTTATCGGCCACCATCGAGCCTTCCAGCACCTCCTTGACCGCTTTGCGTTGTTCGGGTGGACCGACGATGCCGACCCTTATCTCATCCAAGACATTGATGAGGCCATAGTTGCATACCGCCATCATGTGCTGGTTAAGGATTAACTGCCAGTTCCCTCCGCAATAAACGTGGTAGTAGTGGATGACTTTCATAAGGTCCAAAGGAGGGTTAGAAGGGTGATGATGAAGAAAACGGCTGCAACCGTCTTCCCGATTTCGATTAGCAGGTCAAGGATGCGTTCGGGGTTCATGGGGCAAAGTTAAACCACAACATACTTCCCTGAGTTACTGACCCGTAACTTGTTGAGTGCCACATACCGCATCGCATCGCAGGCGTGATTGAACGAGTCAATCGGGACCCCCGTGTTCTTGCCTTCCTTGTCGGTGGCCCAAGTGTAGGACCGCAGTTCTTTTATCAGGTTTGTGCTATCCTTGGTTACCTGCAACTTAAAGCGTTTCAGGATGTCTATCCCGTTCCGAACCGAGTCGGGACCCTTCTCCGCTGGCTTGATGTTGAATCCAAGTCGGTAGATTTCCTCGATGCTCTTGGGTTCTGCCGAGTCCGCCACTATCTCCCAAGCCCTTGTAATCCCCAGCGACCGCAACTTGTCTGCGATGTCTTGGTTGGTTAGGCCCGTGGAGTAGAGCAGTTCCTGAATCAGCAGGCAGTCCCCTTGGCGGTAGATAGCGACCAAGGCCGTAGGGTCGTTGCTGAAGCCCCAGTCAAGCCCAAGGGCGACGAATTTGGCACGGCTGACATCTATACCCTCCACGACCTCGAAGTCCTCGTATATCGCACCCTGAAGCGTCCCGACCTGACCGAGGCCATAGACCTTCCACCAGTTCGCCCAGTATGCAGAGGTTTCGGCTTTGGTGCGGTTCAGTTCGATGTCCCGCTTGATGGTATCAGGCAGGGCCTCGTTGTCGTTGTAGGTTAGGATGACCAGTTCTGCATCCTGTTCGGGCAGGACCTCCGTATGCGCCCAGAACTCATGCGTCGGGTTAAAGTCGATGTAGATGGCCTCGCTGGTACGGATTGCCAACTGGTAGTAGGACTCAAAGTCAATGTTGTTTGCCTCGTTGATGTAAACGACCTGCCTCCTTGCCCCTCGGAGCCTTGCCTCGGAATCAGCCGAAAAGAACTCGATGACCGAGCCGTTGGCGAAGTGATAGGTGAGCAGGGTCTTGTTCCATCGGTCTGCGACCCATCGGCCTGTCCATTGCATGACCTTGGCAAAGTCTTTGATTGCACCCCTCCGTAGGTGGGGGATGGATTCGGAAACTACCGATATCTCGGTCTTGTTCTTGGCTGCGATGTCGATGAGGACCGCAAGGATGGCGAGGGTTTTCCCCGCACTTGTTCCGCCTTGGATGACCTTCTTCCGGGCCGTCATCCGACGGATTCGGCTGATAGCGGTCGTGTACTTAAAGTCCATCCCCAAACAGGGGTTGCTCAATGTGAACCGTGTTCTCCTGCTTGTCAACCAAGCCAAGCAGACGAGAGGCGATGTTGGCCGAGTAAACGCCAGCACTTGAACCCTCCAGCATATCCTTATCGCAGGTCAGCCTTATGCGTGTAATGATTGGGGAGAATGTCTTGTGCAGGTCCGTAGTCCCCTTCCTGTAATCCGAAAGGTCATAGCAAACCCCATTTTCTGCAAGCCATCCTTCAAAGCCCCGAAAGGTAATCGGACGCTCTTTGTCCCGGTAAACCATGACCCCATCCTTGCCGACGTAGTCCTGCACCCGGTAAGGGTTGGCCTTGTTCTCGGCTCGGTATCGTTCAAACGCCTCCCATAGTTCTTCGGGGGTATTCCAAATTGGGGGTCGGCCTGCCATTAGTATTCGATTTTGTCGATTAGGTCGCTTATCTTGTTTACAATTTTCATTTTCACTTCGTACTGGTTCGGGGCATTGGACTCATCCACCGCTCCGATGCAGTCGCAGAGGGTCGTGATGACCATCATTAGCGAGTCCATCCGAGCCTGCACTTGGGCTTCGTCATCCTTCGCCTTCGAGTTCGCCAAGTTCTCGGAGTTTATTTCTTGACCATGAGAGAGCCGACTTGCCACCCCATAGCAGATATGAGATGTAACCGCAGTCCGAGGTGTCGTCAGCGTTGTCGTAGTAGGTTTCTGCACGGGATAGGTAGGAGTGCATCCGCTTGATGGTTTCGACCGAGATGGCTTCCCCGTTGGCGAGTTGCTGCGCCCGGACCTTGCCCGTCTGCGTCGCACACTTGTTGCCGTTCCGCTCGTTGAGTTCTATCCCTCGCTTGGCGTTGGAGCGAATCTCTTGGCCGTAGTCCGAATAAGACTCGAACTGCTGCCTTTTGTGATTCTCCCAAGTTGAGCCACAAACCGCAAGCCGTTGAGCCGTATCGGGGAACTCTGCATTGGTTTGGTTATTGCTCATGCAGCGACCGATGAAGCCTTCTTTGCTTTCGTTATTGTTCGGGATTGGCAGGGGCATTCAGGGAGTGGTTTATGGTGTTTTGGTTGGCTTCGGCAAACAAGTCCGCTTGTAGGTAAATGTATTGGAGAGCCGATTTTACGCAGTCAGCACACCACCAGTTTGTGGGGGGTCGGCCGTGAGCGGTCAAGATGGCTTGCAGTTCACCAACCGCATCGGGTGGGAGTCGCATGGTCAGGGAGGCCACATATTGATCCCAATACTTGCGATGCTTTTGGGCCACGATGAACTGGTCGTTGGTCATTTGAAGGTCCATTCCCGAATGATTATTGCGGTGGCAGATGAGGCAAGCCCAAGGATTGGGGCCAAGTACCATTGGCAGGTTGGCAGGGTCAGCAACACCCCAAGCCAAAACCCGAAGCAGGTCATACAACTAAACGGCTTCCGCTTGGCGAATGGCAAAGCGTAGAACCATCCCGGCAGCACCCGGAACTCCACGACCGCAAGGGTCGCCAAGGCACTAATCAGGATTGGAAAAACCAGTATATCCATTTGCTTCGATTGCGGTTTTGATTTTGGCCTTGGCCTGTTCGATGGAGTAAATGATGGACCGGTACGGGATGCCCGTTTCTCGGGACATGGCCTTCATGTTCCCCGTCTGCATGAGCAGGTTCAGCAGTTCTTTGTCGTACGGGAACGCTCCATCCTTGGCCCAAGAGTCCATCTCTTGCTGGGCGATGGCCCAAAGGTCGTCGAGCAGGGAGTCGTAGTCCTTGCTTAGTTCTTGGGTTTCGGGGTCCACTTCGACCCGCTCGTCATGGTGTCGGTACTTCTTGGCAAACTGGTTGTTGTTGCCCCGGTACAGGTTCATGATGAGCCGAACGATGTAAAAACGCAGGTAGCCTTGGACCTGCATCTTGGTAATTTTTTCGGGGTCTTTTTCGAGCAGAATCAGGACGACCTCTTGTTCGAGGTCCTTCCAAAGCGGATTGCCCCCCGTGATGGTCAGGCAAGCCTTGCGGATTTCACCGCTGCGATAAAGGTCAAGGACGATGCTCTCTGCGTTCACTCACGCAAAGATGGAGGGGGTTGTCGCTAATGTTGCAAAAAATCCCGTGTCCTGTTTAAAACCTGTGTACGAAGAAACTTAATGTCCGGCCTTGCCCTCATGTTTTTGGCAAGGATTTCGAGGTTGTGCATGACCGTTGCGTGGTTCCTCTTGATGATTCGCCCGATTTGGCAGTAGGTGTACAGGTATTCCGAGTATGCGATGTCGGCAAAGATGCTTCGAGCAAGGACCAGTTCTTGGGTCTTGACTTCGCTCAAGATGTCGTCCGGGCTGACTCCAACAACCTCTGCCGTGTATCCGAGTATGGTTCGTGAGATTAGGTCCATGGTTATGGCGTCTTGGTTAAAAGTTCAATTAGTTTTTTAAGGCAGGCAAGTTCTGCTTCTTCGTAGTTGTTGCCATGATACACTAAAGAGCATTGAACATGGGCATTATAGTAGTTTGGCTCGCAATCAACATCAATCTCAACGAAATGATTTAATCCGCACTTCTCCCTGAACCACCTGAACGCTTGTTGGTAGAGAGGTGCTAAAATGGTAAATTTAGAACCAATGTGATAAAGTCCATTAAGCAAGTCATATTCTATATTATCAGCAAGTTTCCAGGTTTTACCATTTAATGTATAATAATTTCCAAAACAAGGCTCATCAAACCCAAGCCCTTTGAGTTCAAGGGCTTGCTCGTAAGGGATAAATTCTTTGTTCATTTTGTTTGGGTTAGAACGGGTTAGGTGGTAGGGGTATCCAATGGCTTACTTCGATTAGGAACCACGTTTGATGCTCGTAGTACCAACGGCCATCGCCAAGCCATGCGTAGGCTTGATTCATGTCGGTCGTGAATATCAGGACAGGCTCGTAAGGTTTCGGCATCCTGTCCAAGCATTTAATCCATTCCATCGTCAGGCGTTTTTGGCTTGGAGGATGCGACCGAGCAGGGTCCAGTTGACGGACCAAGGCTTGATGGTTTCGCTTTTGTCGGGGCGGTCGCAGTTGACGCATTCCTTGCGGATGTGGAGTTGCCAGCGTCGGAAATCGATTGGTGTGGTTTTCATGGGTTTGGGGTTAATTTATTGAACTGATTAATTGTAATCCATTATCGTTTGCCAAATTGCCATCCTTTTTGGATTAATAATTCCAGTTTTTCCATTGAAGTCTTGGCTGCTTCTTGTGTGCCGTTTTTACCTTTATCATACATATCAAGGCCTTCGTAAATTATTGATTCGGCTTCTGCGCAATCAAAACAGACAAGCATTCTTAAATCTTTTTCTTTTTTGCAAATTTTGCAGTTCATGGGGTTGGGGTTTGGTTGGTCAGTTTATAGGCTGACGCTGGGGGAGGTTTGGTAAGAACAGAGGCTGACGATTATACCCGATTGCGTATAGATTTTGGGTTTTTCTATATATTATACCCGATTGCGTATAGTTTGAAATAGTTTATACGCACCACACGAATCGGTCAGGGTCTTGACTTGAGGCCCGAATCCGTTGGAGCGGGATAGCACATACTCGCAGGCATCCCCCTTGGCCCGGACCTCAATCACCTTCCAAGGGCGGTCGTTGGTACAAGCGGTCAGCAGGAGCAGCAGGAGTAGTCGGGCCATGGAACAAATCTACACAACTATTCCACACTTGCGACCACTCGCTGAAAATCCTCAACGCTTCGGATTACCTCGTATCGGTAGCCCGCATCTTGGACCACACCCTGCCACCACTTCTGCGAGAGGGACTGCTTGCCTTTCTCGGCCTTGAACTCCAGCATCACCGCACCGGTTGGCGAGAGCCATATCATGTCGCTGACACCTGCGACCACGCCCATGGCCTTCATCACGCTGCCGGCATAGGCATTCGGTGCGTTATTGTTGACGGTGAATAATCGTCCACGCTGGTCGGGAAAGTTGTTCCAGTGCCACTGGAAGCATTCGGCTTGGAGTTTAAATTCTTGCATGAACTTACTTTAGGATTGGAAAACGGTCTTTATTGTGGAAGGCCCAGCCTGGCCTCCATCCCATGTAGCGGATGAACTCCAAGGCTTCGGCTTTGCTCTTGCATTGATTGTGCAGAACCCAAAACGGGCTGATCACTTTGGCCTTTGCCAGTTGAGCCTTTTGGTACATCGTGCTTTGCTTTGCCATTTCCATGCCTTGGGCCTTGGTCAGCATCTGCAAATTTACGACTTCACCTGGAGGCTTTGGCTTTCGCTCGTATTCAAACTTGCAATGCTTGCACTCCATGGCAGCCACCGGGATAATGGCCTCGCAATTCTTGCAGTTCTTCACCCCACCAACGCCAGCGGACTCCCGTTTGCGTTTCTTCTTCAAGGACCATTCCCGGTTGGTTTCCCAAAAGCCATGGGTCTGCACGTTGTTCCCGAAGTCCAACACCGTAAACCGTGTCTTGGTTGGCGTTACCCTGGAGCCTCGGCCAACCATCTGCATGAACAGGGGTAGGCTCGCAGTCGCCCGGTAAAGGATGACGACCTCGATGCTTGGTTCATCAAAGCCCGTGGTCATCAGGTCGCAGTTGCAAAGGATCCCATTGGTGGAATGCTTGAACCACGCAAGGATTTCGGCTCGTAAGGACTTTGGCATCTCTCCGTCAACGTGCCGGGCGTTGAACCCTGCACCCTGCAAAGCCTCGCAAACCTCCTTGCTTGATGCGATGTTGCTCGCAAAGACGATAGCCTTCTTGCCTGGGCAGACCTTGGCGTAGTTCTGCACCACCCCGGCAAAAACCTTTCGCTCGCTGAATCGTTGGGCCATCTGCTCGGTGTCGTAATCGTCGCCCTTCATACGGATCCCGGATAGGTCCTGCGTCATCCCGTAGGTCGTTGGTTCGGCCAGGTAGCCTTGGCTGATCAGTTCCTGCACCTGCACCGGTGCATGGAGGGCCTTGTAGAATTTGGAGAGGCATTCCTGCTTTCCCCTCCGCAATGGCGTTGCAGTCGCACCGATGACCACGGCCTTGGGGTTGATGTATGGCAGCAGGGGGTTGAATGTCTGCTTGTGGGCTTCGTCAATGATCACCAGGTCCATCCGGGCCAAGAGGTCCGTGTATTCAGCAGAGTCCTTCCTTCGGCTGAATGTCTGTGCCATGGCAATGAAGCAGTTGCCGGAAACATCGAGCCGGGTGCGGTTGGCCTCAATCAGCGTCGGCTTGATACCGAACTGGTCCAAGGCTCCATTGGATTGCCGGAGCAATTCCACCCGGTCCGTGAAGATGATGGCCTGCTTGCCTTTCTCTAAGGCCCGTGCCACCATGTAAGTGAACATGACCGTCTTTCCGCTGCCGGTTGGGGAGCAGAGTATCAAGCGTCTTTTGCCCTCGGCAATGCTTGTCCGCATTTGGTCAATAGCGGTTTGTTGGTATGGTCTAAGTGTGGTCACTTGTAGTTACTTTGAGTTTGGGTGAAGTGACTACCAAAATCTGCGTTTTTGATAGCGTGAAGGGGGTTGTAGTCAGTGTAGTCACTTTAGTTACTACTTTCTTTAGAGTATATATTATATGCACACACACACACACACACATGCACATATAAGCCCCTAAAGAAAAAACGCATTTTAAGTGACTAAGTGACTACACTAGAACGGATGTCGCTTATTATCAACCTTTTGGGCGTAGTCACTTTTATCGGCATTTTTCACCAAAAAGTAGCACGGAAGGAAATTCCGCTCCCGTCGTGTCATTTTCTTACAGCCAAGGGACTTTAGGACCGCTCCGAGTTTGTGCGAACTGATGTGCTGCTTGGTGCAGGTTTCGATGAGGTCCTTGATTTCGGTATTGCTCATCCACTTGCCGTATGGGTCGCTATAATCCATCGGGATGGTGAACAGGTTTAAAAGCATTTCTTTCTCGATAGCCGGCTGCACGTTGTGCATGGTGTGATTGTTCAGCATCTTGATTTCTGCCTTGGATAGTTGCCAGGCATCGGCTCCGTTCAATTTAAAGGAATGGAGGGCTTCAATGAACAGGTCGGTCTTGTCGATGGCTGCATAGGCATCCCAGTCAATCTCGCTGATTACAATGGGCAGGATCCTACGGTTACCCGTTGGGTCGTTGATGACTTCCTCGTCGTTGCTTGTACCGCAAAGGACCGCATAGCGGTTAAGTTCCTCATGGACCCGACCGTAGGGCTTGCGGATGCTGAATGTCTGCTTGGAGGACAGTTCCTTGAGTTTCTTGGCTTCCTGCTTGGATTTGCCACCGAACTCGTCGTCGCAAAGGATGATCTTCTTGCACATGAGAATCTCATCGTCCTTGCCGGCATCCAGTTTGGATTCCCCGTAATAGGCCCGAAGTTCATCGGGCAGTAGATTACGAAAGAAGTTGGTCTTGCCGATACCCTGGTCGCCACAAAGCACCAGGATGGTCAAGGAGTATTCCCCGTGCAT